TGCTTGGCATTGAACCCCTGATCGGCAGCGCGAGCCATACGGCTGGCAGTGTCCATCGGCAACTCGCCAGAAGCTATCTTCCGGGCGGTCTCTTCTGGATAGCCAGCCCTAACGAGGGCGGCAAAAGCGTCTAGTAATCCCATCTCTCATTATACCATCGCCACGCTAATCACCGCAAAAACACGGAATAGTTTCATCCCCTGCCAAGTCAAGCTGACCCTGCTCTCGGGCGATGACTTGCATCTCGCCGTAGGTCGGCCTGTCATTGCGCCAAGTGGCCCCTGATTGACGGCTTGCAGGCACATCGCGCTCCATCCTAGCCCACCAATCTGCGCTGCTGGGGTTGTCTTGAATGAGCGACTTAATCAGCCCGCCACCCTTCAAAAAGCACAGGTCACAATTTCCGCGAGGTGTCACGCCGTTGACATTAGGCAGGCCAAGGTCAAATGGCTGCTCCGCCCAGAACCGGCTTACTGTCTCCTTCGTGACGCCAGCGGCTACTAGCGGCCTGCGGTGCGGCTCAATCTTGGCGGCTCGACGTTGCTCGTCTGCCCTGATGCCGACTATCGCCATATTCTCGCCGTGGGATCGCTTCTCGACGAGGCCGATAGACCAGAGGTAGTTGGCAATGGTGCGTATCTTTAGCTCAATCGTGCAGAACCGCGCCACGGGGTTAGGCAGATACGTTTTGGCGTGAATCAGCGCCTCAAATGGCTCACCATCCCTTGCCGCCGTATCAAAATCGACAACCTTCCACCTGTCCTTGGTTTCCTCTGCCCACTGGTACTCCAGCCAGACAATCGGAACGTCCCAATACTTGCCGCAGTCCCTAACGAACTCCAGCGTCTCCTCTGCCTCTTTGCCTGTGTTGGCAAAGGTCACGACGCAGTCATCTGGCAGACCGTCATTGGCTTCGATAAACCGCCACAGCATATAGGCGCTAGTTCTGCCCCCTGAGAAGCTGATGCACGATGGCTCACTTAGTTTGAATGTCATACGAATCCCTCCAGATCGCAAACCTCAGTGTATCACGCAATCCCCTGTAGGTTACGTCGTATAGGATCACCCCAATTGCTAGTCTCCCGGTGACCGACCGCCAGATACCGGAATGCGTCAGCACTGTGGCTTGACCAATCGTGTGCCGGTCTGCCCTTCCATACTCGGTTGTTGTCATCGTATTCCCGGTGATACGCTCGCAGCGCGTCCACACCGTGGCTGCACTTCTCAGCATCAAACCAGCACGTTGCCAGTAATGACCGGGACGCCTGTATCCCGTCATCCACGTTCAGCTGCGGGGCGATCTGGATGTTGTTGAGACCCAGACTCTGCAGCGTCTCTAGCCGGGACTTGCCAGACCCTAGCTCCCGCACCCTTACGTCATGCGGCAGTATGTGCTGGTCATAGACGTATCCCTTGCTCTGCAGCACCCTAACGTAGTGGTCTAGTCCAACTCCAGATGTCTCGTAGTGGTCTATTAGGCGCGTCTCAGGGCCAGCCTTCTGGCAGAACCAGATAGCCGTTGTATCACCTATCCCCAAGTCCCACGCCGTGATCACTGGTATCCGGGTCTCATACGGGACCGCGGTGATCCTGCCCTGTGCGTTGGCGTCACGCATCTCTAGCGAGTAATACGCGCCCTCATGGTGGGTCAGGAACGCGCCTTCCCAGATATGATCATAGTTCTCTGGGCGCTTCTCAAAGTCATTACGCCGCACAAGCTCCAGCACCTTGGGGAAGTATGGGTTGTCACGCCAGTTGATCTCTACGATCTTGCTGCTTGCTGGGGTGTCGGCCCGGAACCGCTGGTGGGTCGCTGATAGGTTGCTCTCCGGGTTCCACGATACCCATAGCTCAGAGCCTTCCTCGCGGATTGTGGGGTCCAGCTTGTCCCACGCCATTCCTGACACGGTCTCAGCCTCATCTACCCAGCACAGAAGGATGCGGGCCTTAGACTTAATGCTATCGAGGTTCCTCCGCAGTCCGGAAAAGGTGAACTCAATGTTGCCGTCCCGGGACCGTATGTATCGCTCACCGACCTCATAGTAATCAGCCAGCCAATCATACGTCTTGATTGCCCCGGCGACCTCCTCAAACGAGCTATCGCCAAGACTGTTCATGAACTCCCGGGCGCATAGGATCTGACCCGAGCGACCCTCGCTGCCCCATATGTAGCCTCTGACAGCAGCCATGATTGCAAATGAGCGGCTCTTCCCAGAACCACGGCCACCATAAGCGCAGCGATAGCGCGCCTCACCAGCAAACAACTCTACCAGCTTCGGGGGTAATTCAATCGTCGCTATAGTCGTCATCGGGCAACCGGGGTATCAACTCTATTACCGTAGGCGACATACTGCCGTCACTTGTCGTTAGATCAACCTCAGTGGCCTTCAGCTTAGGTTCAGTGTACGCGGCGATCTTATCCCATGCGTCTATGCTGGCCTTGATATCTGCCGTCTCCCCGGTCTCTGCTATGCCATGCAGCCTAACAGCCTGCTCTGCCATACGCATAATTGGGTGAAAGTCATCCCCATACATATCCTGCAGCCGAGTTAGCAGAAACTTCTTATTGCGATTTGGTACGCCGCGCCTACTCACTCTGAGATCAACTCACTGATATCCAAAAACAATTCTGAACGCTCCGGGTGCGGAACTGATGCAGCCCACCACTCCCCCTCAATAGATCCACAGTGGATTGAGCCGTCTTGTATATCCCTAATGTCCATAGGGTAGCTCTCAACACTACCGTCTGAGAACGCCACCATGTACGTGCCTTCCGCATCTGGCATCTCGCCAAACTGGACCGGATACCATTGTATCGACACTAGCTGCTGCATCCCCTTTCCCCTGATAGGTGACGTAGACGATCAAATACTACTCTCTATGAGTTGAATGGCCCCTTTCGTATCTGATCTATAAACGATGCTACGCCTCACCGCCGGAGGGAGGGGCCGGAGTCCTAAATCCCTATTCACTATATTATCGCTTATTGTCCGGCTTCTTTAAAGCGGCAGGGCAGCGCACTATCTCAAGCGGTGGCGTGTCTGCCTCCCTTAACGGCTTCACCGACAGGTCACTCATGATCGCAAAGTCTTCGCCCCACCGCTCCGCCATTTGGGTGGCAGCCTGCAGCGCGATTTTTACATCTTCATCCTGCCACGGTGAGACATACATACTAAATTTCCCAGAAATCATACGTGCCGCCCTCTAATGGCGCTGCGTACAAAAACCTGTCTGTTTTGAGGTAAAGCATTGATTGTCTGTTGCCATGCTGACCTCTCTTTACCGACCCTATACTCACTCGGCCCAGCTTGCTCTCTTTCCGTAACGCCACGCTTGCCAAGAAATTGTATTTCGCCAGCCGCTTATCCCCCTCCAGCCAGCTCTCATCAAAAAAGAATGAAGCATCTTCAACTGGGGACATATTACTTGGTGGCACGGGTGGCTTCGCTTTTTCGGCAAGCATTTCCTTGGTTGCATTTAACCCAGAGTTAATAGATAGCCCCGCAATTAGCTGGTGACCAACTGCATCTGTTACCGCATACGCCTTATAGCTCATCGCAGTCTACCTCATCATAATCAGGCCATGCGCCCCGGGCTACGTTGTCGCAGTAAACCTCATGGGCCTTCACCGCCTCGACGTAATCACCATCGCCTACATAGCCGTAAGTCAGCGTGAGTACAGTAAGCACAGCAAGCCAAAAATAATGCTCGGGTATATCTCTAAGTATTCTCATCATGCCCTCCGTCAGACATTTTGCAGATTATTTCCCGGTAGCCCCGGGCGGCTTCCATCTGCTCTAACGACTCACTGATGAACTCAAACTGCTTGCCCATCAGGTAGCGCAGCCGCATTACCTCAACCGCCAGAGACATCTGCTCACTTGGCAGCAGAGACTTCCAGTTGTACTTGCCGCTAATGAACGTCTCAAGACGCTCATCGCTTACAGGTTCAGTCAAATGGGATGCCATGCTGCTCTATCCACCTCTGGTCTCTGTATTCTGGTGACTCTTGTAGTGTACGAAATTCTTGTACCAAGTCACGCATTAAATGCTCATCATCCTCTAGCCGGGTGATAAGCGAAAAGCATAGGGCGCGGTACGCTTTGTACTTTGCCCTATAGTGTTCTGCCTCAGTCATGCTGCAGCAGATTCATCGTCAAGCACCACGGCCTTAGTGGGGCGCTTGAAGAATCCAAATTTAGTGTCACGGTCAGACTGAGACACGGTTGCAGTGAAAGAGATGCGGCTCTCGCGCTCTGCATCGTCTAAGCTGGCAGGCACACTGCCCCACACCCGGAAGCCGCGGTCATCTTGCACTAACATCTTCAGCACATCGCCATAGTCGCTAGACTGCCACTTGAATGACAGCACAGTGCCAGTGATCTCGACGCGCCCTTCTGGGGCATCCTCGCCCTCCTCATGCGCCTTGTCTCTAGCCGCTCGCTCTGCCTCTGACTGCTCAATAGCCAAACGCTGTAGCTTGTACAGGTCACCCATGAGGAAGTCGTCGATCGCAGAGCAAAGATCAGCAGGACATTTCGAGATGTAGACGTACACCAAGTGGTCGCCGGTCTTGTCGCAGTGGTACGGCTTGCCGGTGTAGACCGCGACAGTAGCGCGAGCCTCGTCTGATAGTTCAGCGAAGCCGGTCATGAATTTCTCGGCTCGCTCGACAGGGACGCCAGAAATTCTAGTGTCATCGGTAAACGCGCCGTCGGACATCGTTTCGTGTTCGCTTGACCAAGGGAGAAATTGGCCGCGAAGGTATGTTGACTCGAAGTCGTGGTCGCCTTTAACCCAAGTGTGAACGTAACCGTCGAAGGGCGCGTGAAGTCCCTTCGTGGATTCATTCGGCTCGACTCCGTCGTTAGCCTCGGCGAGAACTTTTTTCCATCGTGTCTTGTACGCTTTCAGTCCGCGCT